CACAGGCGTTGCGTCAGCTCCCGCTGCGCCTTGTCGTACCCCGTCTTATGACGAGGCGCGATCACCCATGGCCGATCAGCGTGTTTTAAGCGCTGTCTGTTTTCCATAGCGTGCGCCAAACTTGCAGCACACGTACACGGCGTCCGTACGAAATTGTTCCCTTCCTTCTCATACTCCGGCAAGAAGCCTTCCGAGGGCGGTGAGGCCCTGTTCAAAACGCGGAGCACAAAGTCCAGCTCACGCGAGTACACCTGCAGATGCCCCCTCTTCCGTTTGCAATCTGTCGGCTGCAATGTATATCCAACCCAAAAACCTTCTGGGATGGCGGGATTGTCAGCATGCGTCCTCCTGATCCTCCTCCCGAGGGAGTAATCAGGGTTCCTGCAAACGGCTTCTCTGAAGAGGAGCATCACTTTTGAAAATCCTGCAGCGGGCGCGGCACATGCGTGCGCACGAAGTCGTCCAACTGGGCCTGTAAGAATAATCTCACGTGCCGTGGGACCGACTGTTGTGCGACGTAGCCGTCAAGAGCCTTCTGCGCAGTGATTCTCAGTTCACCTTCCTCAACGCTTCGAAAATCTTGAAGCTGCCGAATCAGGACATTAGCCAGCAATCTCGGATGATCAGCCGTATCCGGTAACATTTCCTCCTCAACGAACAAGTCAAGAAGGCGGCGCTGGTAAGCCCCAAGACTGTCCCCACCCAACCGGTGTGAGACTCTGTCTTCGTGTTTCTGCAACTCATCGAGCTCGCGCACAAGCTCAATAGCCTCGTCGATGTCACTGTCACGGTAACCCTCCTCATCCCCCAAGTCGAAGGAAGGAGAGATGTACGCTTCCGTGTCACCGCGCATTGCCAGCTCGCGCAGCCCGGCCTCACTTGCGAGCAACGCACGTCTGCGCGCTAGCAGGTTCTTGGTCTTATTACTCGGAGGTTTGCGTAGAGCGAATGCAACAAAAGCAGTGAGTACAACCAGCGAGACGATTTCAAAGATGGGATCGTATGAATTCTCCTCAGCAGATGCGCCGGGATAACCACCCGGCGGGGTAAGGGGCTGACCCCCTCGTGCCTTTCCAGCCTCCGAAGCTCCGAGCAGCGACAGAAGCAGGAGTCCAATCACCACACGCCCACAGAGTGAACAGTGGACTCGGGCGATTGACCCACAGTAAGTGACGGGACCTGCCTCGTCACATTGATGTACGGTTTGCGAACCGAAAAACGTGTTGTTGGGACCCGATTTTTGAGACCGCGCTTTGGAGAGGTTGGGCATTCCTCATTGTGACACTCTAAGTCACCCTTGCGCTAGCAATCCTTCACCTAAATAGGCGTACCTGTTTCCAGGATGGGGCGATTTGCTTTTCCCCCCTCTCTTGACCTTTGGTGGGGTCTTGACACGAGGAGGCTCGTTGTCTCTGCTGCGACTGACC